GCCATGTTTCGCCTGCGTTACCCTGCTTTGCTGCTAGCCGAAACCAGTGATTAGCTTCCACATAGTCCTGTGCTACGCCCAGACCGAGGTCGTGCATCATGCCAAGATTGTTCTGCGCCGAAGCATCACCCTGCTTTGCTGCTAGCCGATACAGTCGTACAGCTTCCACATTGTCCCGCGCTACGCCCAGGCCGTTGAAGTACATAATACCAAGAAGATTTTGCGCTTCTGCATCACCTTGTTCAGCCAGAGGCCTCCATTCACGCAAAGCAGTTGCGTAGTCTCCACGGTTGAGTGCATCAAATCCCGTTTCGAAATCACCAGTGAATGTTTTGTTTCTGTTTTCTTCAGTCATAGTTTAACTCCTTAAACCCCCCCGCAAAATCGCGGGGGGGATTGGTACCCAGTACCGATTAGACCGATGTTCGTGGCGCTTTCAGGTCTACAAGCTCCACACCATGCGCGTAGTTTGCCAGTACACGCGCTGCGCCTTCGATTTGCTCATATTCCTGAGCTTCCATACTCGCAGGCATTATTCCTGCGCCTTTACCCATGAGCTTGAGAACTGAGAACGCATCGCGGTTTGCGATAGCGTGGCTCAATTTATCGTCAGAGTTTATGCTTTCCGGGTCACGCTTGGGCTTGTCGGAAAGTACGCCAGCTGGGCTAGAAACCCGCTGCAATTTAGCCAGCACGATCTCTTGCGCCTTCTGGATTTCACCCGGTGTTAGGGCTTCGATAGTATTGTCCCCAGCACTAGCGCGCTGCAAATAGTCCACGGCGCACCACCCAATAAGACGCTTAGCATTTTGATCTACGCTCTTTATGAAGCGCTTTGCCGCCTGCTCGCGTTCGTCTTTCATTACAGCGCTTGGCGCGACAAGTTCTCCGTCTGCGTCTTTCGTCTTAGCGGTAACATCCTTTAGCATTTTCAAATGCTTCTCTTTGGATAGTCTACCGATTTCTTTAAGCGCTGATCTTATCGCGTCTGGCCTATGCTTTGCTTCAGCAAGGAACCAAGGCGTGCCGTCTGCTTGGTTGTTTATTACACGCGCAAGCTCGCGCGTTTTGATACGCGCGTTGCCCTCGCCACTTGCTGCGCGTACTTGCGCCGCTACTGCTTCAGTGATTGCGGTACTTAGTACTTCGGTCGTATCCATAATGAAGTCCTCTCAATGTATGGTCTTAGGTCCATCAATTCGCCTTCAACCAATACAAGCAGTATACAAGAAGTATACTTACACCGCAACCCCCCTACCCCCCCTATCCAGAGAAACTTTTGGGTCCCCCCCTACATACTATTCTGCACATTGAATCTCACATTTTCACAAAATCTAGAACAAACGCAGAACACCCAGGGAAAAACACCCCCCCTTGTGTTTTTGGGTCCCCGGGGAAAACCCCCCCCCTATGTTTTTTGGGTCCTATTTGTTATTTCTTATTGCCACCGTGTGGGGTGAGTACACTTCCCCGCTCACTGCTCATCGGCGTTGACACCCTTGCCGGGTGGGGTGGGCAAACGCCCGGCCTATTTGCTTTCCATATCTTGTATGTTAGTGGGAGAAATCAGTTTTACTCTAAGGAACCACAAACCGTTCCGATGGCCGAAATAACTATAGTTCCCGAAAAGACTAAAAAAGTTCCGTATGATACGGATGACGAGACACCTAACTCTTTTTTGGATGAACTGTATGTTGTGGGCAACACTGCAGAGGTTCAGGTCGCTTTAGGGGCTCCCCTGGAAGTAGACCCGGAGACTACGGAAAAAGAAAAGAAGCTTATTGAAGCGGCTATCAATAAGAAAAAAGCCAAGAATCTATCTCCTATAAACACCGCTTTTGCTGCTGCTGCTTTTCTACGTACGTATGGCGCGCAGCTGGCTCTTGATGCTGCCTCTGCTAGAGCTGCGATAACTAATAAACTTATGGAACTGGCGAATTGCGGCGACCCTAAGTTTGAGTTGAAAGCGCTAGAGCTGCTTGGAAAACATTCCGACATAGGGCTCTTCACGGAACGCAGTGAAGTGACAATAAATTATAAGAACCCGGAGGATTTAGAAGCCGCTATAAAGGAGAGGGTAAAGAGATTACTCAAGTCCGAGCTTATAGACATAACCCCTGCTGGGTTTAATCTGGATGATGAGTTTGGAGTGGCGGGTGCATCGACTTTTACAGATGAACTTCAAGCGCAAGAGGGTATGGGTGAAGGTGAGCCGGTTGAGCTGGAAGTAGAAGAGGATGATGCCAATGATGCTAATGATTATGATGCCGCCGGAGCAGTTAGAGATGGCGTTTCTACAATTAGCAGACCCGGGGAAACCACTGCCCCAGGAACTGGAAGAGTTATCCCTGATGGACTGGGGGGCAGTAGCGGAGATGTTGTTGGAGCTGGAGCTGGAGAAGGCGAACAGCCTAGTGCACTAGAGGCGCAGGCAAGTGTTTAAAAAACTAGTCAAGAAAAAACTAGCCAAGAAAAAACTAGTTAAGAAAAAACTAGGTAAGAAAAAAATCAATGTTTGAAAATATAACGCTTGCTAAGATTCCTGAAATTCTCCCCCTGCTATCCCCTGCGGAACAAGAGAAACTTCTACTTGAGCTAGACCATCTTGAGACATTAAAAAATAGAGAGATAGGGCAAAAGAAATTCTTGTCGTTTGTACGTGAGATGTGGCCGAGCTTTATTGGCGGGCGGCACCACGAGAAGAGGGCTGACGCGTTTGAGAAAGTTGCTAGTGGTGAGTGCAAAAGACTAATCATCAACATGCCCCCGAGGCACACAAAATCGGAATTTGCGAGTTATCTTTTACCGGCTTGGTTCCTTGGTAAGTACCCCGACAAAAAAGTTATACAGACCTCACACACTGCGGAACTAGCCGTTGGCTTTGGACGAAAAGTGAGAAACTTATTTGAGCAGGAAAAGTATCAGAAGATGTTTCCTGGCGTTGCGCTGCAGGCCGACTCAAAGGCAGCTGGACGTTGGAACACTAATCATGGTGGTGATTATTTTGCTATCGGTGTTGGTGGTGCCGTAACGGGTAAAGGCGCTGATGTACTTATTATTGACGACCCGCACTCGGAACAAGAAGCAGCGCTCGCAGAAATAAATCCCGACATCTACGACAAGACTTATGAGTGGTTTACTTCGGGGCCTCGGCAACGCCTTCAACCGGGCGGTGCAATAGTTATTGTTATGACGCGCTGGAGTAAGCGCGACTTGACGGCGCAAGTCTTAAAAGCTGCAGCGCAACGTGGCGGTGAGGAGTGGGAAGTAATTGAGTTCCCCGCAATCCTCCCTTCGGGTAATCCGCTATGGCCGGAGTTCTGGCCGATGGAAGAGTTGGCGTCGTTGCAGGAAGAATTGCCTAATTCAAAATGGATGGCGCAGTACCAGCAGAACCCGACAAGTGACTCTGCTGCAATAATCAAACGTGAGTGGTGGAAGCCTTGGGATGAGGACAGCCCACCGGCTTGTGACTTTGTTCTTATGGCGTGGGACACGGCGTTTGAAGCGAATCAAAGAGCAGACTATTCGGCGTTAACGACATGGGGTGTTTTTTATAGAGACAGCGAAGTGTCGGGGAAGAAAGAAGCGAACATTATTTTACTGAACGCATTCCGCGAGCGCATGGAGTTTCCGCGACTCAAACAAGTTGCTGTGCAACAGTTCAAGGACTGGGAACCGGACAGTATTATTATTGAGAAGAAAGCTTCGGGTGCGCCGCTCATTTACGAGATGCGTGCGATGGGCATACCGGTGCAAGAGTTCACGCCGGTTAGGGGCAACGACAAGATTTCCAGAGTGAACGCGGTGTCTGATATTTTTGCTTCGGGTAGAGTTTGGTATCCGCAAAAACATTGGGCAGAAGAAGTTATAGATGAGGTGGCGGATTTTCCCGGCGGCGAGTACGATGACTATGTTGACTCAGTGTCTCTTGCGTTGATGCGGTTCCGCAAAGGTGGTTACATTGGAACTAATTTGGACGAGCCTGAAGAGGACCGGTATTTTAAAAGCTCTAGAAGAGAAGGCTATTACTGATGCGTAGAGATTATAAAAAAGGTGGGGTTGTATGGCTGATGTAGAAAAAGCATTGAACCCGGCTCCTCAAGGGGTGCTCGATCTAGGCGACATGCCTATGCCGGATACGGGGATGCCGGGAATAGAAATTGAAATCGTGCTGGAAGGTGAGCCGATTGAG